TATAAACAAAATACCTGAAGAAGAATTTGTAAAGCACAAGAGTTTTGTATTTAATCAATTTAAGATAGTAGACTCTAATGAGCTTCATACTTATAAGACTTTATTAGAATTAGCTACAAGTATTAAGAAGGCTTGGAACTATCAAGGATTTCTTATAGACCCTTACAACTCTTTAATGAAAGATAGAGAGATGTTGAAAGGTATTAACTCTCACGATTATGACTATGAAGCAACATCTGAAATAAGATTATTCTGCAAGACTCATAATGTATCAGTATGGTTAAATACTCACGCAGCTACAGAATCATTAAGAAAGAAACATTCTAATTCTGATGAATATGCAGGACATCCTATTCCTCCTATGGCAAGTGATGTAGAAGGTGGAGGTAAGTTTGTTAATAGAAGTGATGAGTTTCTAGTAATCCACAGATATACTCAACACCCTACAGATTGGATGTATAACCATATACACGTTAGAAAAGTAAAAGACATTGATACAGGAGGAAGACCTACTCCATTGACAGAACCTATTAAACTTAAATCAATACTTAACAATGTAGGTTTCCAAATAAATGGTAATAATATTATAACACCAACTCTTACTGAGCAAATAAACTTACCATTTTGAAAACACCTGTAGAATTAGCATATGAGAAACATAACCAATGGGTAGAGATAGTACAAACCTTTGGTGGCTTAAACAAAGAGGAGTGTGAAGATTTGGTACAAACTATGTATATTCTGCTAATAAAGAATACTCAAAAAGGAATAGATTATTTATATAAAGATGAGATAAACTATTATTATGTTTTTAAAATACTTAGAGGATTGTATGTAGATTTAATTAGAAAGAAAAGTAAAGTTAAATTAGTCAGCTTAGAAAACATAGAACCTGTCACAGAAATAGATCATAACAATTATGATGAGGTCTATAATAAGCTCCAGGATATTTTAAAAGATATGTACTGGTACGATAAAAAAGTATTTGAAATAATAGAAGATGGTACTAACATAAGTGAGCTATCAAGAAAAAGTAAAATAAGTTATTACAGCTTATACAATACTTATAAGAAAGTTAAACAGAAACTAAAAGATAATTTATGAAACTAGGAAACTTAGTAGAACTTATAACAACATACACAGGAATAAAATACTTAGTAGATACTTACCATAGTATAAGAGGAACTAAGTGCAACTGTGATAAAAGAAAAGATGCTTTAAATAAATTTAAAATAGATAGAAATGGGATTACAAAAGTTTAGTCAGGAAGATTACGACAAATGGACAGAGTTTAAATCTGCTAATGGTAAAAGCATTGATAGAAAAGAACAGGAGTTAATTGCTCGACTACATTCCATCTATTATAAGCATAGCTATTATTTACCTTGCACTTGTACTCCAAAAACATATATAGCGTGGATAAAACAATTAAATGACATTTACGCTAATGGGACTCAGTAAGATACATCTATACGAACAAGCAGTAGTTCAGATACTTAATATGGACACTTGGGATTTAAAATGGGCAGGTAATGGCTTTGAGCATTATGATGCTATAGGTAAAACTCCTAAGGGTCACGATTGTGTAATAGAAATGAAGTTCAGGAATAAATACTATAAAGAAAAGATGTTAGAGGTTTATAAGTATGAACAGTTAATTAGTATGGATTCCGAAATAGTAAAGCTCTACTTTGTATCAGACCCTAAAGGTAACTATCTATATTGGTTAAACTATTTAGAAATGCCAGAACCTGTAGAGATGTATTGTCCTGACACTACTATGTGGACTAAGAAACGATTACTCAAACCTGTATATCTTCTAACAGAACAACAAGCAAGTATTATAAATAGGGACTCATATAATTAAATTTTGTTAATAACTTTAAAAGAGTTATATTAGCCTGTATAACTTTAAAAAAACAAAATTATGAAACATAACCACAATGCTTTTGAAAATCAAATATTTAATCATTTTAGAGAAAAAGTAAAATCAATAAACGCTGCAATAGAATTATTAGTTGAGCATAATTATAAAATTATTGATTTAGAAAATCAAATTATAGATAAGGATAATTTACAGAATATAGAAAAGAGATTTAGTTTTGATTATAAAAGAACACCTAAAACAAGTTATGAAAAAAAGACAATATAGATCAAATCAAGGTAGAAGTCCTGAAAAAGAAGAACAGATATTTAATGTTCTAAAAGTAGGATTCATAGCATTAATCGTAGCTACTATTAGTTGCATAATACTTAACTAATGACATTATTCCAAAATCAAGTATATGAAGCTAACTTTAATTATATAGGTCAAGCTCTTGTTAAAGCATACGATACTAAAAAAGAAAATAATGAATCTACTAAAGAATTATCTAATCTTATTAAATGTGTTAATGAGATGCATATGTTTGTAGTTGGTCTTAGAAACGAGGTACAAGTATTAGACTTTAAATTAAAAATAGCAGAAGGAGATAAACTAAGAGCAATAGAGAGAGCAAGAAAATCAGAAAAATTATTAGAAAATGATACAACTATTAGACGGTAAGAATTATGAGCATAAAGAACTATTATCTAAAATGGATGATGATTCTTTCTACTATGGAGAATTAAACAAACTAGCTTTAAGCAGTTCTTCACTTAAACTATTATTATCAAGTCCTAAGACTTATAAGCACGTTACTAAGTATGGTAATCCTGAAACACAACCTTTAAGAGATGGGTGGTTATTTCATACAGCTATATTAGAACCTCACGTTTTTAATGCACAGATATTTGTAGATGTTGCAAGTAAGAATACTAAGGCATATAAACTAGCTAAAGAGGAACACGGTAAAGTATTTACAATGTCAGAAAAGAATAAAGCTGAAAAGTTAGCAGATGCATTCTTTAGAAATGAACACGCACTTAAACTAATAACAGATTGTGAGTTTGAAGTTCCTGCAATAGGAAATGTATGTGGTTATCCTTTTAGAGGTAAAGCAGATGTTCTTGGAAAAGATAGAATAGTAGACTTAAAAACTACAACAGACATAAAAGGCTTTCCTTATGCTGCAAAGAAATATGGATATGATGTTCAATGTTATTTATATTGTAATCTATTTAATGTGGGATATGAACAATTCAAATTCTTAGTAATGGACAAAGGAAGTTTAGATATTGGTGTATGGGATTGTTCTGAAGAATTTTACTTAGAAGGTAAAAGAAAAGTAGAGAAGGCAGTAGACATCTTTGAAACCTTCTTTGTTAATGGAGCAGACTTAGATGATTATGTACTGACAGGTACTTTATGAAAGAACTAATACAAGACATAGACATCATAATAGATGCTATAGATATGGGAGATAGTGAAGATGCAATAAAAATGCTCCAGGAGATACAAAGAGAATTAAAAATTAAATTATTATTATTATGAAAAAGAGAGCTTTAGATATAGCAAGACAAGTAAGTAACCTTGCAGAGTTAAATCCATTTGACAATACAAGACAAAGAGAATATGTAGAGGTAAGAGCTTTGATCTGCTTAATACTAAACAAATATCTAGGAGTAGGATTAACAAGAATAGCAAACTTCTTCAAGGAGAATGGAAAGAATATGCATCACGCAAATGTATTGCACTTAGTAAGGAGTTTTGATACTTACAAGTTCTACAATAAAAACCTAGACAAGTGGTTAGACATAGTTATCAATGATATTGATGATGTGGGAAATGAAAACAAAAGAACACTTATAAGACATCGTATTAAATATCTTACTAATAAAGACATAGATGAATTAGCTCTTTACACAGAGGATATGTATAATAAAGTTTTACAAAAAGAAGAAGCGTGAAAATATTAAACCTATATGCCTGTCTTGGAGGTAATAGATATAAGTGGGGAGATGACCACGATATTACAGCAGTAGAATGGGATGAAGAACTTGCAAGATTATATCAAGAAAGATTTCCTACAGAATTATTTTAAAATTTAATTTATTTTTCGATATATAGATATACAATTTTGATTAATCAAGTTTTTTCAAGTTAT